CTGGTGGACCTGGAACTGGTGGACCTGGAACATCTGGACCTGGAACATCTGGACCTGGAACATCTGGACCTGGAACATCTGGACCTGGAACATCTGGACCTGGAACTGATCAAAAACCCGCATGGGTAGATACTAATTGCGAAAACTACCCAGATCCACCAGAAGTAGCAAATTTCAAATTTAAATGTGAAGATGAAAATTCAAAAAAAGCTACTTCGGATTTAGATAAAGTGTATAAAATACATTTCCCATGTATGGTTGCAATACGTGGTTATTACTCGGGTGTTGAACGGCAAAATAATATTGGAATCTATGACGATGCTATGTTTTTATTTGAAAGTAAATTGAGAATGTCTTCATGGAGATATAATTTAGATCCTACTTTAAGTGGTATGGGTCAAAATACGGATGAAAATTATATTACAGGTCGAAACGCAGACAATATCATATACCCTGGGGCATATACATTTCATCCACGTTGGTTCATACAATATGGGGAAGCAAATGGAAAGCAATGCACCTCAAATGACCCCACAGAAGTTGATAATTGTGCTGGATTTGCATGGCATATAGGTTTAAGGGATGATGGAAAATTTAATAAGATAAAATATATTGCATTCTGGGCACACAACCACGCATTGCTGAAGTTTATATCATCACAACAATATTCTGGATATGAGTCGTTCAATAGTATACCGAAATGGCGTATGGATATGTGTGGACCCAATTATGGCGACAGACCATGTACTAAGGAAAATACGTTTTCAGATTTAAGTAGAACATTCACGTCATTAGTCGATACCCATAATGGAGGGTTTAATAATAATAATTTTAGTGGAAATCGAAATGTGATTTTAATAGATGAAAGTCAGCCAGTTAAAAATATTTATAATTTTAAAATAAAGAACAAACTAGATTTTGATACGGGATTGATGTCTACTTTTGGTGATGATGTCAGAGTGAGATTATATGGAACAAATACTGTATTTACAACTCTGGGTGCATTAGATAGTGGGTATAGTTCTTTTGGTAGTAATTTAATACATTTTGGCGATCTAGACTCTACAAATTCTGCGGGATGTCAGACTATGATAGCACCTGATTTTATACCATTCAACTGTTTAAGCCACAGGTGGGCAAAACGCCACGCATCTAGATGGAGATCTGAAGTTAAAAGCGGGATCAGATACTTTTCTGGATGGGAGAATATGATGAATATAGTAAATGATAATAGAGTATCTGCATATGATGCGCAAACTAAGACTTATAGTAAAATAACCATGAATAATGCAGAAAATATCTTACCAGAATATGGTATATCATATTATGTAATAGATGGACAGAGACCAGCAAGATATGATGAGATACGAAGAATAATAAATAGTAGAAGATTTTTAGTAATGGGTAAGAAATTATCCACAAGATCAGGTGGACTTGGCCTATTAAAACAGGTATTACAAAAAATACAAGATATATGTAAAAAATATTCAATAAAAATGTCCCATCTCATGGCAACCATAGATTATTTATCTGATTTTAATTTAAAATACAAAAATCCAAAATCAGGATCAGTTGGATTGATTGCGTTCAAACCAGAAACGGATCCTTCTAGTGATCTGAAAATATTTAAAATTACTACAGATCAAATACTACAAATGAATATGCTGGATCAATTAGAACTAATCGATAAATATCTATCAAGAAGATCTTCACAATTTTCAGAAGATCCCAACCTCGCTGAAGTATTCACCGCTATCGCATTAGGTGTTGTTATACCGTCTAAAGATAAAACACCGCCCTGGGATTTAAATAGCACAATATTTTCTAGTATAAATAAAGACGATTTTATTTTCGGATCAGTTAAATTTGGTGCATTAGATAATGCTGAATACCCAGGAAAAACACGAAATTTAATAAATGATGGTAATTTACAATTAGGTGAAATATTGGCAGATGTAATTCAATTGTCAATAGAATGGGAAACTACTGCAGATTCGGCAATAAAACAGGCTATTACTAAAAATTACATAAAGCCTTATGAACAAAGTATAGTATTTACCGAACCTTAAAAATAATAATATTTTATAATTATATTAAAATAATATACATCATATAAGGAATAGGAATATATGAATTCTGACAAATTTTTTCAAAAAATAAGATCTATAATACGCGAAGAAATAGAAATAGCTCTAGATTCATCTATTAAAAATTCAAAAAAAGAGCTTGATATAAAACCAAAAAAGGATGTATCTGAAACAAAGCTATTTAAAAAACCTAAAGAAAAAATATCTGAATTTTCAAGCATTCAAGATATACTGAATGAAACAAAACGGTCATTACAAGAAAGTTATGACTCCGAATATGATAATATGAATCTAAGCGGAATATACAACACGGATTCGATTCATTATAATAATGTACCATCGGGAATGAGTGGGGAAGAAATACCATCAAATATAATGAACGCATTAAACAGGGATTATTCTAAGTTGATGCAAAAAATAGATGAAAAGAAAGGTAAATAACAATGGCAAAATATAGAAATAAAGTAGAATTTTTTGCACCAAAAACAACAGACACCAGACTTCAAAAGTCTATTGGTGTGGATTTACCATTTAATGAAGAAAGTGGTATTTTCCGAAAAACATATGTAGATAGAGAACAAGTTATTGCAAATTTAAAAAATTTATTATCTACTACAAAGGGTGACAGATACATGTTACCAGAATTTGGTACGGAATTGAAATTCATTTTATTTGAAAATATAACATCTGAAGAAGAAATTTATACTAGAATAAGAGCAGAAATATCTGATGCTATATCATATTGGATGCCCTATGTTGGAATACGATCAATAGAAGTAGATACAAATATAACTAGCGATGGTAGAGTATTGGAGCCAGATCATGCTATATTTGTGGATCTGAATCTTTATATCTCATATTTAAACATTTATTTGCCAGTAAAGCTATTTATATCAGAAACAGGTAATGTATCCATTACAGAGGCAACCAATGAGTGATTTAGTAAAAAAAGATATAAGATACTTGGGAAAAGACTTTCCAACATTAAAACAGAATCTTATAGATTTTACAAAAAATTATTTCCCATCAACATATAGAGATTTTAACGAAGCATCACCTGGGATGGTTTTTTTAGAAATGGCCGCATATGTTGGGGATGTTCTATCATATTATACCGATGTTGCACTGCAAGAATCTATGATATTACAGGCTGCTGAAGAAAAAAATATTTTAAATATAGCACAGTCATTAGGATATAAGCCAAAAAATTTAGTAGCATCTAATGTAAAAATAGATGTTTTTCAAATAGTACCATCTAAAACAGAGAGTGGTCAAATAGTTCCAGATTATAACTACGCAATAGCAATAGAACCTGGGATGACACTCTCAACAAACGCTATCGGTTTTAATTCAAACTTTAGAACTATAGATTACATAGATTTTAAACACAGTAGTAGTATGGACCCAACAGAAGTTACCCCATTTGAAGTTGATGATTCTACCAATGAGATAACATTTTGGCTACTTAAAAAAACAACAAATGCGGTGTCTGGTGTGATAGAAACACAGACGTATTCATTTACTGACCCAAAACCATACGAAAAAATTACATTAGATGAACCAGATTTAATAGAAATATTATATGGAATGGATTCCGATGGAAATAAATGGTATCATGCACCATATCTTGCACAAGATACTATTTTTGAAACAACACCAAATATACCCAGAAATGATGTATCATTATCACAATATAGAACAGAGACACCGTATTTACTGAAATTAAGAAAAATACCAAGAAGATTTGTATCTAGAGAAATTGGTCCAGGAAAATTTGAAATACAATTTGGTGCTGGTGTTTCTAATATGGATGATGAGCTACTGATACCTAATCCAGATTTAATAGGAAGTGCTTTACTTGCAGTTGGAACTGAGGTTGTTTCGGATATAGATCCATCAAACTTCTTATACACAAAGACATATGGGCTTGCACCAAACAATACGGATATAACTATCTATTATACAAAAGGGGGAGGAATACGAGATAATGTGCCGTCAAATACTATAACCAATATATTATACAGAAATATTTTAGTAGATGAAACGGGACTAGATCCAGTACTGTATAACCAATGCATTGCTAGTTTATCAGCAGTTAATTCAGAACCAGCAAGTGGCGGAAACACAAGAGAAGATATAGATGCAATAAGACAGAATGCTTTAGCATATTTTTCTTCGCAAAATAGAGCAGTTACAAAAGAGGATTATATTGTACGGGCATATAGTTTACCGTCTAAGTATGGATCAATAGCAAAAGCATACATTACAAAAGATACACAATTGACAAAAGACTCAATCTATAATACGGATAGATTACAAAATCAATTAGCATTAAATTTTTATGTTCTAGGTTATGATTCGAATAGTAAATTAACTACGATAAACAACGCAACAAAAGAAAACCTAAAAACATATTTAAATCACCATAGAATGCTAACGGATGCCATCAATATAAAAGATGCGTATATCATAAACATAGGCATAGAATTCGATATAATAACAATGCCCGATCAAAATGGCAACATGGTTGTAATGAGATGTATACAAAAATTAAAAGACTACTTCAATATAAGAAAATGGCAAATAAATCAACCAATTGTTATCAGTAATGTTTATACTGAAATAGATAAAGTGGAAGGAGTACAAACTGTTGTTAGTGTAAAATTCAAAAATTTCTTTGATACAACACTAGGATATTCGCCAAATGCATATGATTTAAATATGGCGACTAAAAACGGAATAATATTCCCATCACTGGATCCTTCTATTTTTGAATTAAAATATCCAGATAATGATATTTTAGGAAGAGTGAGGTCTATAGGATGATATACTCAATTTACCCACAATATGATACCACACTATACGAGCGATCAGCATCAATGAATACAGGACTTGATGCAATACTCGAATTATCGCATGATGCTACGGTAACACAATCAATATACAATAGCAGAATATTGATGAAATTCGATGTGTCTGATGTAGAATCGAGTGTAAATTCTGGAAAAATTTCACAATCTGCAAAATATTATTTATCGTTAAAAACAGTTGATGCATCAGAAATACCACAGGAATATACCATTAATGCACATCCTGTTAGCGCATCTTGGTCTAATGGTACGGGTAAATACTTCAACAAACCACAGACAACAGATGGTGCATCGTGGTTATATCGTAGTTCAAAAAATTTAGGCTTGTTATGGGACACAGACCCAGTAATAGATAATTACGAGTGGGATTTGCAATCAGAGTCTTGGGTAGATGCTGAAAGTTTATTTGGAATAAATACGGCAGCAACAGTTCATTACGGATATACATCAGTATCTGGTGGGGGAACTTGGTGGGAAGATGATAATATAATATGCACACAATCCTTTTCTTATGCAACAACAGATGTTTATATGGATGTAACGCAAATTGTAAAAAAATGGATAACTGGATCTGGTAGGTTTGACAATGACGGGATGATAATAAAATTTAGCAATCAATTAGAAAGACAACTTGATAGCATCAGTAGCATAAAGTTTTT